TGAAATCTGCGCCCTTACAAAAATAGACGACCTGAAAAAAATTATAAAAGATTCTACTTCGCCTATGGTAAAAAAGGCGATGGCCTCCGCCATGCTATTCGCTATTCGTGACGGTAATCTGTCAGAGCTTCACAGATTCTATGATCGACTACTGGGCAAGCCAAAAGAGTTCATTCAGCAAACTACTTTCAATTTGGAAGGGGCGATGGTTACACTTGAGGTTGCGGCGAATCCTAACGAAACGAAACGAGAAAAAGAGCTGAATTAAAAACCATGAGCGTAAATGTAAAATCTGTTCTTCTCCCGAAACAAATTGAGTATATTCAAAGTGAATCCGACATTGCTATTTATGACGGTGGGGTAGGCGCAGGTAAATCCATCGCCGATGTAATCCTTGCGATTAAATATGCTCTGGAGTACCCCGGCATTGATATTCTGATTTGCGCTCCTACTTACGGTATGCTTCGCGATACTATTATGCGGGAGTTTGAAGCGAAATGCCCCGTCGCTCTCTTACAGAAATTTAACCGGGGTCAGTATCCAGAAGCAACTTTTACAGAAGTCAACGGAGTATCGTCAAGCATTCGTTTTCGTGCATTCGATTCTGCGGGAAAGCCGAAGGGTCTTACGGTGGGCCTGGCGATAATTGACGAAGTTACAGAAATGGAGGAGGACGTATTGGATGAAATTATTAATAGAGTTCGTCAGTATGGTATGCCAAACCGTTTGAGGTTTTCAACGAACCCGGATAGCGAGGAACATTATTTTTATAAAAGATTCATTGAACCAGTCGAATTAAAACATGTTACTAAAAGTCAGATTCATAGGGTTCATACTACTACTTACGAAAACTATCTATTACCACAAAACTATTTACGAAATCTTGAAATCTTAAAAAAGACGAGACCGGGAAAATATCGTCAATCCGTCCTCGGTGAGTGGGGCGACTTTGACGAAGGCATGATTGGAGCCTTTGCACAGATCGACAAATTTACTTCGCCTTATTTAGTTGCCTTTATTGATAACTCTTACAGCGATAAAGCCAAATCTGATATGACATCGGTTTCTGTCGTGGGTTTTTTGCCTTCGGAAAAAAACGAAGAAACTTATTGGCCGATTGAATTTACTGGGATGTCATGGCAGGCTTCAATGACGAACCCTGAAGTAATCGTCGCCATGCTCTCTTTTTTGGATAAATATAAACCGATAGAAACTTGTTTAGAGTCTCAGTTAAGTGACTCCACCAGCATTTTTATTGATCGCCTGAAGGATACTGAAAAGAAGTTAAATTTATCAGTTAAAAATCACTGGACATATTTACACCAGACTAAGAATAAGCACGAAAGGATTATGTTTGAGGTCGCCGGGAATAAAAACCGGCTTCATGTTTTGAAAGAAACTGACCCCCTCTACCTGAGTAAGATAATCCAATACACCAAAGGTAAAAAGCACGAAGACGAAGCGGACTCGTTGGCAGGAGCTATTTACCTGTGGCGTACGAGTAAAGTCTTGCAGCAATATATTTATTTAATGAGAAAGAAAAGTAGAAGGGGGGCTTAAAGATGAAAACACCAGAATTATTTTTCGGAGTGAATCCCATTACATACCCTCAAAAAAAGGGGGCAAAGAAAAAAGGTAAACCTGTCAACCTTGGCAAAGTCGCTATCTGGAACGAGTACGGAACGGAGGATATACCACCGCGTCCGGCTTTCAGAATGGGTCTTGACTTCGCCATCAAGAAGCACAAGAAACTAATGGACGCGCAGTTAAAAAATATAACTCAAAGAATCCTATCGGGTAGAAAAGATGAAATCGTCAGGTCATTAACCGTTGTTCTTACCCAGATCGGGCGAAGCGCGGAGGCTCATACAAAAGAACTTATAAAAAACGGTAGCGTTTCGCCTTCCAACGCCCCGTCAACTATTCTACGAAAAGGTTTTGACCACCCATTAAAAGAAACTGGTCTGCTTATGAAAAATATAAAATATGAGGTCAGGCAATGAACACTGAACAAAATCTAAACAATCTTTTTAAGGCAGTAAATACTTTGAAAGACTTACCTGTCATGAAACTGGCCGAGAATAAAACTCTGATGAAAGAAATTACTGAGGTGTTGAATGCTAAAAATGTATCAAGTTTAATAGATGGAATTTTAAGCGATTACAGAACACAAAAAAATGCAGAGTTTCAAGAAAAACAAACTTCTAAATTTGACTTGAATTCTCCTGAATTTTTAAGATCATATTCAAAATATCAGTCAGCCGTATTTAATGAGATTCGTCCAGGAGTAGGAACCCCGAACGCTTACGCTTATACTTCGCCGATAACTCAAAAAGGGGCAGTAGAGCAAGCAATGGTTTTTAATCAGGCTAACCCTTTCAAGTCTGAAAAGATTAAAAACTTAGATGAAACGAAAAAATTTGCTGAGGTTTTTAATTCTATTTATTCAGACCATGCGCTGCAAATTGGAACGGCACAAGACCCGACAATTATTCAAAGTTATCTTGACTATTCGCCTTACATCTGGAATTTTCAATATTATTTAAGCATACCTACGCTTGCTCAATCTGTTGACCTTGGAATTCAAATTGCAAACAGGCAAATGCCAAAATTTGACTTTGACGATCAGGGATTGAGCGAAGCGATAGACAAAGAATTAAAAAGAAGTAAGTTCGTTGAAAAAGTCAGAAAAATGCTTTTTTATTCTCACCTTTCACCACGAGGGTCTTTAATCGTTCCCATTAAAGACAGCGCGACGGGTAGAATAAGATTTAATGTTTTTAATGATACTCAATTTACCTACGCGACTAGCTATCAATACAGTCGCATTGATTTTAAGGATTCAGACACGGGCATTTCAGACGTTTATGTCCTGGGTCATTTACTTCAAAACGAAGTCACGGCGTATTTTCTTTGTCCGGGTTTCGAGCCTACTTATGCAATCGGAAAAAATAAACTCTATCAAATGAAGGACGCAGCCGAAGCAATAAATATTTATTTATATACGATTAAGGTTCTTTGTATTCGCGCTCAGGTCATGGTTCAAAAATGGGGCGGTGAGGGACAAACAGACAGCCTCCTTGCTCAAATGCAACAAACCTCGGACGACATCAATTCTAAACTATCATTGAACACCGCCGTCAAGCTCCCTAACGGGGCAGACCTTAGTATTTTGAATAATAATTTTTCTGAGGGTTTCGCCGAGGTTTCGCCTATTATTAAGGAATACCAGGGGATGCTTTCAGGAGTCATGCCAGATTATTTTTATGGGTCAGACACTGCATACTCTGCGAACTCATTTAATATTCATGCTACTCACCAGAACATAAGAAGCCAGATTCAAGAAGCTCAAATGGCTCCAATTTATAGGTTTTGTATCAATAAATACTTAGAACTGGATAGCAGATTTTCAAAATGGAAAAACAGGATTGACGACTTTGACATTACTTTTGAGTCTTTATACGAGCCGACCACGGTTGAAAAAGCGGAAATTGATTCAAAGAATATTGACAATATAATAAAAATGGCAGGCTACCCAGAGCTTACCGACCTGTTCAAATCTGAGGGATTGTTAAAAGACGAGTACGAAATTCCTGAGGTGGATACTCCTCCTATAGGTCCGTTGGAAGCCCCGGCGAAGGAAACAGGAACCCCGAAATGAAGAAAAAGATTGAGAAATTTTTCTCACCTACCTTTAAGGCTCAAATAGATTATGAGGTTCCCACGGTAGTCGTCAAGAAGCCTTAAAAATTATCATGTTTAATATTTTTGAGCATTTTACCCCAGCATATGGTCGGCTTGTTAGAAAATATGCTCTGGATGTTTGGTATGGCCGGGCGGACGAAAAGCAATTTCTTAAAAAAGTTTTCTTTTTTAAGAAACGATATGTTCAGGAGCTTACAGCTCACTATCGGCGAAAAAGATTTCCTGTCCGGCCTGCCATAATTCAAGAACTTGCGGATGAATGGCTTAAAGATCAGATAGTTTTGACCGAAAAAATAAATTTTATCTCTGATAAAAAAAAAGGTGGACTAAAAAGTGAATACCTGAATTTATCAGAATATAAACGTCAGGAAGTTTCTAAGCTGCTTTCAGGAGCAATAAGACCGGAGGGAAAAATTGCTCCTGTGGTCGCTTTCTCGAGCAACCTCGAAGCAATTTCGGATCGACTGGCGGATCAGTCGGTATGGGATTTATCGACGATGATAAATCATAATGTAGTGTCGGACATCGGGAAGGTTTATAAGTGGAGGACTCAGGAGGATGCGAATGTCAGAAAAACTCATAACCTTCTCAGGAATAAACTTTTTTCTTATGAGAACCCCCCTACGACGATAGACCAGTACGGCAATAAACATACCGGGAATCCTGGAACCGACTGGGGTTGTAGATGCTGGGAAGACCCGGCGAAAGGAAAACCGATTATTAACTATATAGCACGAGGATGAAATATATGTCAGAAGAAAAAGAAAAAGAAAAAGAAAAAGAAGAAGAAGAAGAAGAAGAAGAAGAAGAAGAAGAAGAAGAAGACGAAGAAAACGAAGAAGACGAAGAAGACGAAGAAGACGAAAAAGAAGACGAAGAAGACGAAGAAGAAGAAGACGAAAAAGGGCCTATACTTCAGAATGGACCAGGACAAAAAGCTAACGAAAGAATGCGCATGCGAGAAAAAGGGATTAAAGAATCCGATGCTCCGGTTGATCCTGATGTTCTGGTAACCCCGGTTAAATAATAAAAATGGATCAATTCGTTTTTTGTAACCTGCTCTCTTATTTTTTGGTTTGTATACTACTTCTGGGTATCGGACTGGAGGCTTTCGTCATTCTTTGGTTTTTAGAAGAAAATGGCTGGACAACAAAAAAGAAAAAACCGGCTCCGCGAAGGAAAAAACCTACCCCGGCGAAAAAACCTACCCCGGCGAAAAAAGGTGACGCAATGAACACCGCAGTCATAAACTCTACAATAGCGCATCAAAAGATTAAAACCGCTGAGATTGAAATACCTGTTATCGCAGAAGAAGTCTTAACCTACGAGGGCGGAGAGCTTGGCGAAGCGTTCCCGGACCAAACAAGACTTTTTTATCCAGAGTCAGCAATTAAAGACCCTGAATATCTTGAAACCGTCCTTCGCTCTCCTTTGCAAGTTCAAACTCACGATAAAAATACAGGGGAGAGCAACCGGGATATTGACGGTTGGCCTATAAGTGTCTGGTTCGACGAAACGGATAAAAAAGTAAAAGTAAAAGGCGTTTTGCATGGAGAAAGAAATGTAGAATACGCCACGAAGAATAAAAATCAACCTGGATTCGGAACATCGGCTTTTATTTCTTTCTTGAGTGTAGAAAAAGAAAGTGGGACTGCCCCTAACGGAAAACCATATGACGCCATTGTCAGAAAAGCAGTAAATAATCACATCGCCATTTTGCCCGGCGTAAGAGATCCAAAAAATGTCATAATTGCACTAAATGCGGTGGAGCAAAAAACTCCTGAAGACTCAATCGAAGTGGACTTGTCCCTTCAAGCGAAGGCGAACGAAGCCGTAAACAGTAAAGATTATGAAGGCTACAAATCGGTGATAACTGAAATTTACAACAAGATGAAAGGGGCCAAAGAAACCCCGGCAAGTGAGGAAAAAAAAATGCCACCTATTGACACACAAGAATTCAAGAACGCCATGAACGAATATCTGGCGGGAGAGAAAGCCGAGCAAGAAAAAGCGGATAAAATTAAAAACTCCGTTTTAGCCGACTTAGAAAAAACAAAGGGAAAACCAGCAAGCGAAAACTCAGAAGACGAAGGGAAAAAACTTGACGCTGGAAATTCAGAAGACGAAGGGAAAAAACTTGACGCTGGAAATTCAGAAGACGAAGGGAAAAAACCTGACGATGAAAATACAGCTTCTAATGCTTTACCATCTGACGAAATGGTTTCCGAGTTTTCCGGTCACTTAGGTATTAAGTTTGAAAAAACGCCTACGCTTCCCGAACTCGGTAGATATGTCGGTATATCTGAAAAAGAACCTGCAAAACTCATTCTCGCCCTGAATGCAAAACGAAGCGAATTCAAAAAACCGGGAGCCAAGAACTCCGAGGGATCAGAAAAAACTCTCTCTCAAGTTCTTGACTCTATGTAATAAAGGAAAAATTAAAACAGGAAGTAAAAAAATATGCCACCAATCGCAAATCAACAAATCGGTTCTACGCAACCGAAGTCCGGCACTTTCCAGTGGAACGAGCGAAGGATTCAGGGGATACCCTTTAAGATAGGAGCCACCGCCGGGGTCACGGAGTGTTCTAATAATCGTATCGTATCACTTCAGGAGGATGCTAACGGTAATCGTTTCGCCGTTCTAAGTAACGTCGCGCAAGCAGGTCTTACTATCATTGGCTGGGGCGTTCTTGAGGAAGCATTACAATCCAGTGGGGTCGATTCAATCGCTCCTTCGCCGAACACTTTTAAGGATGGCGACATGGTTACTGTTCTGACAGGTCAGACTGATGTTTTCATGGTCGACATTGATACAGGAAACGCTCCGGTGCTTGGAATAGGGACCGCTTATATAGATGCGCAAGGTCGAGTTTCTGGGCTTGCCGCAGGAAATGTCTTACTTGTAGGTTCGATCTTTAACTCGACGATAGGTTCTCAGATGGCGAATCAGCAAAAAGCTAACACCGTTTTTTTCAAAATGGGCGGACCCGTACACGCTTAATTTTAACTAATAAACCAAGGAGTATTAAAAAACATGTTTGGAATTAAAAGAATAAATAATAACCCGGCGGAGGACACAGTAAAAAGTTTCCTCGCTGCAACTAATTCGTACGCTGAACAACTGAGGCAGAGAGGCGAAAAAACTGAATTTCTAACGGCTCAGAATGCTATCGAAAGCCACAAGAAAATGATTAAGCTTTCAATGGCTCTCGCGAACACCGGCCATGTAAAACATAAGGAGGCTTTCAATGCCTTGAAAGCTGAGCTTGGTGGTTCAAGGGAACCCGGTATTGACGCTATGGCTGAAATCGGTTCTCGCTACATGCAAAACATCTCACGACTAGCAGAAGCCTCCGTTAAAAATGGAAAAAATCCAGAGGATGCAATGGCCTTCGCCCTGAATAGCGTGGCAGGTAATCCAGTATTTGACCACTTCGGAAACTTGAATCTGTTAGCTGGTCAGCTTTACGAAGAACAGACTTTCATGGAGGCTTTTCAGGAAGCAGGTGATGCCTTCGCCGTTCCTCAAGAATCAGGTGGAACGAACTTAAACCAGTCTCGTTTTCGCGCTCCTGTAGAACAAGTATCAGGATCGGCTAAAGTTATGCAGGGCGACGTAAATCCCCAGGGATTTAACCAGGACGATAACAACCGGACTCAGATTTCTTTGTTCAATGAGTTTAAGGATGCCTTAACCATTGACACGGTTTTTTCTATTTCACAGGCCCAGAGAGATCAAGCCCTTGGATACGAAAAAGCGGTCGCGCCTGCCCTCGCGGGGTTTATCCTGCAAAACAGGTATTTTCAGGCCGCTCAAAAACAAGTATTAAAACTTGCTGAAATCTTTACAGTGGGTGGTCATAAAGCTGGCGGTGGATATATTCCAAACGTCGGCGGTTCGTATGGAATCGGTTCACCCTCTATCCAACTATCGTTGGCAAGTGCCGGGGATGCTTCGCCTGCGGTTGCTCAGTTTTCAGATTGGGAAGGCGCGCCAACTAAGTTGATTCAGAAAATAACTAACTTTAATTACAAGCCTGTAAATCCCGCAGCCCCTTTGGACCTTTCACTGGACCCGGCGAACATGTATAAGGATATAGTTCGCTTGTTCGCATTAGCTGCTCAACAAAATGTTGATTATGCCCCCCGCGAATGGGTTCTTTTCGTTCCGACTACCTGGTATGGTCTGGCAATGACTTATCCGGGCGGTGGAACTTTCAATAAGCAGTTGAATGAGATGGTTATGACTGCTACGGGTGGAAAGATTTTTCAAAAAATAAAAATCCTCCCTTCGTCTCTTATGAATTTCGGCGCGAACATAGGTCACGGTCAGACTCAGGGTTTCAACTACTTCACTTTAGTAGCGATGGGTTGCCAGTCTGATAAGAAACCAATAATCATGCCCGGACAAACTGCAATCCCTTACGTGACTTCTGAAAACGTATCCGCGACCATGATGAATTTTCGCGCTCAATATCTTTTCGGTGGTCCGATGTTTTTGCATTTCGGTGGGGCTTTCGTTATGGAAGTTTCGGTAGCTGGCCCATAATAGGAACGATTAAAGAATAAAATTTTGAGTTTATAAAATGGCAGATCCAGCGACATACCTCCCTGAAATCAGGGCCCGGCTTCAAAACCCGGCTGTTCCTGACGACGCCCTGATGATATATATAACGTCAGCGTTAAGGGAGGTGTCGCCGGATCTTTATTCTGATATGAATACCTTCGATGCTCAAGTTTTAGATACCACTTGCCAGCTTCTCGCGATCGACGGAAAATTTCCAGAGATCAGTAGCGTTAGTTCGCAAGGACTCACTACATCTTTTTCGCCCAACGATCCAGAGAGATACACGAAACGAATAAACGCCCGAAGACAAGCGTCATGGATGAAATAAATGTCTGATGTAACTAGAAATCTTGCTTCCTTCGCTTTGTCCCGAAATGTTCCTGAATTAGTCACGGCGATAATAAAGACGGTCGTTCCGGCAGGCGATGGATCTTACACCTCTACAAAAATTCAAACAGCTTATCAGGCAAGGGTAGTCGACCTACAACCTACTGAGCTTAAAAGACTTCAGGATAGAAATTTTTCTATCAATTCGGGTTACTCTGTGGCGATTGTCGGCGAACTTGCAAAGGCTCCCGACCAGTTTATAAGGGCGTCTAATCAATTATTAAAAGTTATTGATTTCACTATTGCAGAAGGGATTTCTGTTTTTGTTTGTGACGCTCCGCCATCCGGTAAAGCTCCAGAGGTGGTAATATGATCCCCGGGCTAACATTAAAACAGAGATATTACGGGATCAATAAAGCAATCATTGATTACTTAGCACTGAATAATATTGATTGTAAAGTGTTAAAATATGGAATTGACCCCGCGACGCTAAAAGATCAATCAAAGGATCAGAATGTTTCAATTTACCCTTTTATCAGAACTCATCTGAGAAACCCGAAACCAGTGGCATGGACAACTAAAGAATCGGGAACGATGACAGAATTTGATTTTCATGTTTCTTTTTTCACATCTCCAGAAGATGAATTTCTGAATGACGAAAATCTTTTCATTCCTTTCGAGGTAGTAAAAAATGCTTTCTCAGACATTGATTTGAAATTATTTTCTTATACTACCCCTAACGGGGACCAAACGACAATAGCCGATTTACTAAGTATAATTTACGACGAAGAATTTTTTATGAATTCAGGACAACCATCTCCTGCCAATTTTTTTATAGCAAAAATGAGGGCGGTCTGTGGTTATGGGATAACGACCCCTGATTCTACTTTTTTAACTGACTTGGATCAAATTTTCAACTTTACATGGAGTAATTAAAATGCCGAACGCTCAATTTATTACAATTCAAAGTCTCGCGACGACAGGAACTCTGGGAAATTTACCCAGAATTCCTGTTCTTGTTACCAGAGAGGCGGTTGCAGGATATACACCGGACGCTGAAACCGGCCTCATAAAAATAAATAGTTCTGACCTTGTAGGTTTTGAAACAGCGAACGCGACTTCTTATGGTTTAAGAAACTCCCTTCGCATAACTTTTGGACAGAATTATTCTTATCCTTTTGTTTATATTCTTTCTGTGGTTGCAGGTATTACAGTCGCGGACCTTGATAAAGCGAATATTCGCCCCCGTGACTGGAGCTTTCTTGTCCACGTTGACCGCTACCAGGGCGCAGGGACTGGTTTCGTCCTCGCAGATAATACCGCCTACTTTGAAGACCTCGCAGTAATTAAAACATGGGGTCCAAGAACCCATAGAAAAATTTGTTTCTTTAACTACTCGGTAGAAGAAAGCGCGGGGATTATTTCTTTACCTGCTGAACTTATCCTTGGTGGAGTCCTGTCAGACGATGATGGATTCAAGTGTATCGTGTCTAACTCGACGAGCCTCGTGGATGCCGAAACAGTTTATGATAACATAGCCCTTGCGTGGATTTCTTTTGTTATAAATGGGACAGCAGTTTCTCGCTCGTGGGGTTCGCTTTCTGATGCCCATGACTTTTTATTGATCGGCGCGGATACGTACAGCGTTGCTTCTCGCTCACTAATTGAGAATAATTCTTTAGGTCAGTACAACGGGGCGAAGGATAGGGCAGGAAGCCTTTTCGTCTATGATACTCAGATGAATGATAGCGTAAACCCACCTCTGACGGATCAGGTTGAATCTATGGTTGCGGGGGACTACATAGAGGACTATGTTTATGTATTTGTGCATAATGCTCTCCAGTCGGCAGGCCAGACGGGTGTTCCAAACGATGATTCAGGAATTCGTCAAGTCGCCGGACTTGTTCGTCAGGCACTAAACGATTGTTTTGATTTGAATTTAATTTTAGGAAAAGAAAACGGTTCGCCTGATTATTCAGCCGGGTGTTTGACTGCTGCTCAGGTCTCTAAGTTGTCAGCGAACTGGCAGACGACAGGGATTTGGCCCGCCGGGGTCATCTTTGCAAAAATTCGTCGATTTGGTGCAGGGCATTACGTCACGATTAGTTTCACTTTTTAATATTTTTACAGCAAGGAGTTTTGTATTATGAGTAGTTCGATGAATTATGCTTCAGTAGTCGCTGTCTTCACCCCAAAGAGTTCAGCCTTTTCGCCCATTGTTTATAAAGCGGATGTTCTTCTAAATGAAGAGGAATTTCTGGGCGAACCCCAACCTGATAGAGATAGAGCAAGGCAGTTTATGAGTAACGACGGCGAAACGTCTCAGTATATAGATATTTTCGCCATCTCAGGAAAAAGAGATTTCTCTATAATAGACAGCCCGGCGTCCGATCAACTATCAAAATGGGCATTCACGAATCCGCAACCCCTCTTCAATCTTGAGTTTACGTATCAAAGAAACGATCAGAACGCGTCAGATGTGATAACTCATTTTCATAAGGATTGTAAAATATTGAATCATCCTGCAAGGGTTCTTTCAAATGATATCGTCCTTTTGAAATTTAATATTAAGTATGGAAAAATCATACCACTTAATGCGTCTGGTGAACTGATAGGATCGTAAATGCAAGTACCTACTGAATTAATAAAAGTTTCTCGGTCGTCGATTATGAAAAAACTTTTCGATACGACCGAGGAAAAAATGAAGGAAAGGTTAAAAGGCGAAGAATTAAAAAAGGCTCTTTCGCTTCTACCCTCGAAGGATGAAGCCCGGTTCATGGAAATCTATCAATCATCAATTCCTCAGCTTGCGCGCATTCAAAGAAAAATGTCCGTTTGTTTAGAGGCGGAGGTTTTAGAGCTTAAAAATGATTTATTGATTTACGAATTCGCGGGTAAGTTATTCACATTAAAAGCCCCTTCAAATAGTTTTAGAATTTCAGAGGCATTGGATGTCAGTCTGCACGAAGGTTTTTCTGAGCTGTGTAAAGAGAGTTGTGTTTTAGTGGATAATGTTTTTATAAAAGACCCGGACAAATCAGGGTTAGAAGTGGATGAACTTCGCTTACTGGTAAGAATGGCTAATAAATTTTTTTTTCAGATTTATTTAGCATAATAAAAAATGGTAGGGTCGTTTCGCCGGGGGTTGATATAATCGACTTGGTTGTTGCCAGGGTTTTATCTTACAGCGAAGTGAATTCAATGGGTATTTCAGAAGTGAGCAAAATATATAAGCGCTGGATAGAATACCGAGGAAAGGGGATTATATGAAAGAAATAATTTCTCTGGGTATCAAGGGGCATGACGTTGTTCTCAAATCCCTAAAACAGATCGAAAAAGAAAAAAGCAAATTTTCCAAAGCCTTACTCCTCAAACTGGCTGCAAAAAAAGGGATTGAATCTTCTCAAACTGGCCCCAGAGCCCCCGACCTGATTAAGCTTAGCGGACAGAGTACAGGAGGAGGATCAGGAGGAGGATCAGGAGGGGGATCAGGCGGGGGATCAGGCGAAAGATCAGGCGACGAAAAAAAGGGCAACTGGAAAGAAACCTACGGGCGGGCGGGCGCGGATGCTCTGAAAGGGGTTGCCTCTCTGGACGGCATGGGTGCGATTAAAGCCTTTACCGGGCTTGCCAAAGCAATTCCCAGCGTGGGATTTTTCCTAGGTGCTTCGCTGGACGGGGTGACTGAGGCAATTTCTGGTTACACCGCGAACATAAAAGGAGCTGCTGGAATATTCGCCAGTACTCAAAACTCAATAAATAGACAATTGAATATATTC